GCCCAAGGCTCCCAACTATGTGCCTGATAACGCCGCGATCGAAGATCTCGGTGGACCCACTCCTACTAATTCCAGACCAGATGACGACAGCAATAAGCTGAAGACACCTGGCGCATCCTTTGCTCAATCAGGCGACGTTCAATTCAAGAACGCTGCTGGCAAAGTTCAACTCCCAGGACCTGCTGCTCTGAAGAGCACTGGTTATGGAAAAGGTGCCAACGAAGAAACCGAATCTGAGGAAGAGGTGGTTGCAGAAACCCCCGAAACCCAAGATCCTGTTGTTGCTGAAGAAGAGCAAGTCGAAGCCATCGATATCGATGTGTCTGAAGACGTTGCTGCTCTGCTCGAAGGAGAAGAACTCTCTGCCGAGTTCCAAGAAAAGACCGCTACAATCTTTGAAGCTGCTGTACGTAGCAAGATTGATCAAGTGGCAAGCACTCTGGAAGCTCAGTTCAGCGAAGCATTTGACCAAGAGGTCGCTGGCTTCAAGACTGAGATGACCGAGCGTGTTGATTCATACCTAGAGTTCGTTGCGAACGAGTGGATCAACGAGAATGCGCTGCAGGTCGAATCAGGAATCCGAGGTGAACTTTCGGAATCCTTTATGACGGGTCTCAAGACCCTTTTTGAAGAACATTATGTTGAAATCCCTGAAGATAAATATGATGTCTTAGAAGCGATGACTTCTAAGTTAGATGAAATGGAGACAAAACTCAACGAACAGATCGACAGCAACGTCGCATTGACTCAGCGACTGTCGGCGTCTGTTTCTGACAACATCCTCGATGAAGTAAGTGAAGGTCTGGCACTGTCCCAAAAGGACAAGCTTTCGGAACTCTCTAAAGGTGTTGAGTTTGAAAGTGAAGAACAGTACCGGGAAAAGCTCGCTACTTTGAAGGAATCGTATTTTACGAAACCTGTAGTTGAGTCCCAAGAAGTTAGCAGCGAAGAGAGCATCGTCGAAGATCATTCTCCGGCAATGAATGCATATCTCAGTGCTCTAACTAAGTTCCAATAGTATTAGAACAACACCCCCAACCCCTAATAGGTATACCCAATGTTCAATTCTGGATCCCTCCAGAAGAAGTGGGCACCTCTGCTAGAGGCCGAAGGACTTGATTCAATCAAGGACAACCACCGCAGAGCTGTAACAGCCCAACTTCTCGAAAACCAAGAACGTTTTCTCCGTGAGGAGCGTGCATTCCTGAGCGAAGCACCCCCTACGGTCAACACAGATCCCGGCGGCGCAGGCACCGCTGGTTTTAGTGGCGGCGCTGGTGCCGCTGGTCCTGTCGCAGGTTTCGACCCTGTGCTGATCAGCTTGATCCGTCGCTCCATGCCCAACCTGGTCGCTTATGACCTCGCTGGTGTTCAGCCGATGAACGGTCCTACTGGACTGATCTTCGCAATGCGTTCACGCTACGACAATCAGTCTGGCACAGAAGCATTCTTCAACGAGCCCGATTCGGCATTCTCCGCACAGAACTCTGCTGCCAGCTTGGCACAGGGTGACTACACCGGAGCAACTGATGGTGGCACTGCTGTTGGTTTCGGTACGACCGCCCAAGGTGGTAGCAACCCATCCATCCTCAACGGTGGTGCAGACAACGCTTACAGCACTGGACAAGGTTTCAACACCCAAGCTTCTGAAGCACTGGGCGATGGTTCCTCGAACGACTTCCGTGAGATGGCGTTCAGCATCGAGAAAGTCTCGGTGACCGCCAAATCACGTGCCCTGAAGGCCGAGTACAGCCTTGAGCTTGCTCAAGACTTGAAGGCAATTCACGGTTTGGATGCCGAAGCGGAACTCGCCAACATCCTCAGCACTGAAATCCTTGCTGAGATCAACCGCGAGATCATCCGTACGATCTACAAGTCCGCCGAAGCTGGTGCTCAAACAAACACTGCCACAACTGGCGTGTTCGACCTTGACACCGACAGCAACGGTCGTTGGATGGTTGAGAAGTTCAAAGGAATGATCTTCCAACTGGAGCGTGATGCTAACGCTATCGCACAAAGAACTCGTCGCGGGAAGGGTAACATCCTCCTTTGCTCCGCTGATGTTGCTTCTGCCCTGACCGCCGCTGGTCAACTGGACTACACCCCTGCCCTGTCAGCCAACATGAATGTTGATGACACCGGCAACACCTTCGCTGGTGTGCTCAACGGTCGCTATCGCGTCTACATTGACCCGTTTGCTGCTAACCTGAGTGCTGATCAGTATTACGTGATGGGCTACAAGGGTTCTAACCCTTATGACGCCGGTCTGTTCTACTGCCCTTACGTGCCCCTGCAGATGGTTCGCGCCGTTGGTCAGGACACCTTCCAGCCAAAAATCGGATTCAAGACTCGCTACGGCATGGTCGCGAACCCCTACGCCGAAGGCACCACACAGGGTCTCGGACGTATCACCGCTGGTTCTAACCGCTACTACCGTCGCGTCAAGGTGCAAAACCTTATGTGATATTGCCCCTGGCAATCACAGTCATCAAGACTCCCTTCGGGGGGTCTTTTTTTATGTGTATGTAATTACAATCTTTCTATGCTGGGTCTTCTTATCACAGCACAAGTAATATGCTACTTCTCCATCTAGTAGACCAGTTGCCCTAGCAATTAGATCCATAGCAGCAAGTCTATTTGCTTCAGGACCTGCCTCAGGTTGTTCTCTATGCTTCTTCCACATCTCAGCAACCATATCAACATTATGAACAACACCAATATGTTGTGGTGGTTGTGATTGCCACTCGTCAAGTTTCTCTTGAGTAGTATCTGCAATACGAAAAGGAGTGCCGTCCTCAATAAATTCTTCGTTCATTTTTTTATATGTTTCTGGCGTAATTTTCATATTGTTTTTCATTGACCAACAGGGTTTACAGAGAGGAACCATCCTCAATTGAGGGCACTGATCCGCTGGAGTTAGTTTACCACAAGAACTACATTCTATCTCCCACATTTTCATAATGTTCTTTCTAACCTTTCTGTTGGTTGATCGGGGAAATCCCTTGGTCTACTGTCTGTTGCGTTATCAGTCTTAGGAGAACCTTCGTTCGCCTTCATAGTGTGCTGATAGTTTGGTCTAGGGTATCTAATACGAAAGGGATCAGGCATCCAATAGGTTACCTGCCATTCTTGTTCAGGACATAACTCTAGATGCTTCTCTACGCTGTGTGAGAAACTACCCAGTTGAATGTAACCATCATGACTAATGCATCTGCCGTTGCCAGTATCAACCAGGAACATCATCTTGCTACTCATAGATGTTCTTGCTCTGGATTGAGGTTCTTTACAAATTGCACAGGATCCCTTTCGGACTTGTGTACCCAATGGTATCGCATGCATTCAAACATGGGATCCCACATTGTAACACACGTATAATCAGATTTTTTATTTTCAGTCGTCACGATTTTTGAATTTATTTATAGTAATGTAAAAAGTTTAGAAATGTTAGTAAACAAAGACAAAGTTACCTAGATAGTCTTAGTGTTAGGAGGACCCATGAAATGAAACTCTCAACTACTTTATGCTTTTTACTATGAGTTCACCTTACACAATTTTATATGCATAACATAATCTCACGCAACATTTTATCCGAGTGGGGTAGATTGGAAAAATCTGTAGAATCCCTCGAAGGAACAGAAACACAGATGGAGAAAATCAACGACTACTTTGAATGTATTATTGAATGTGAGGACGGTGCATCTGCCTGTAAACGAATATGTAAAGAGATCTTAGTATAGGCATCGACAACATGAACCCCCTCTTGAGTTAGAGGGGGTTTTTTGGTATAGTAAATAGGGTAACGTCATTGCAACCATGAAAGACCAGAACGCTATTTTGTCTTCAGAAAGCAAACAGGTCAAATGGAACCGTGGGTTAGACCTCTTTATTGAATCAGTTTTGAAACCGGATTCAACACTTAGAGATTGTGCTCACAACCAGCAATGCTATAATGAACTTATGGATGTCAGGAAAGACGTTCTTGAATACCTGAAATCTAAACGTTGGCATGCCTAAAAATTCAGTAACTAGGGAAGAGTTGATCACCCGAGTTCTCAAACTAAAAACAGAATTGTACGATGGTTCTTGGTCTGCTAAGAACCACGACTGGCACGAAGGTGGACATACCTCTTTGAATAGAGTTCTTGATATATTAGAAGAGTATCGCCTCTAAATAGCTCGATGCTGCAACTAGGTTTTGGAAACCGGTGTTAGAGGTGCTACTCCTCCATATAAACTAAACGAACCTACGAACAGGAACTTCCTGAGTGTCGTTGGGTTTGATTTTATTTTGAATCGTTGCCCTAAGGTTAGTTTTTACTGTAACCAGGCAAATATTCCAGACATTACTTTAGGAGTAGCAAAACAGGCAACCTATTTGAGAGACATTCCTGTCCCTGGAGACAAACTTCAGTATGGGGATCTGTCTCTTCAGTTTATGGTTGATGAAAACTGTGAAAATTATTTGCAGATCTATGACTGGATCACGGGACTGGGGTATCCAGAGTCCTTACAGCAGTATGAGGATCTAAAACGAAACAGTAGGTTCTATCCTAATGAGGATGCTCCGTTCAATGAGCGTTCTGATGGAACTTTGATTGTCTTGAACAGTGATTATAACCCTGCGGTGAAGATCAAATTCAAGGAAATGTTCCCAATCAGTCTGTCAGGTATACCTTTCAGTGCTATTGAGACAGAAGAACGTTACTTTACAGCAGCAGTAACCTTCAAGTATACTATTTTTGATATGATTGATGTCCTTGGAAAGAAAGTCTAGTCCTCTTAGTCTCGAAAACATCCAAGAGATGTGGACTAATGATGCCAAAATGAATCAGGATGAATTGGATACGGAGTCACTCAAGATTCCCCAATTACATGCCAAGTATTATGGACTATATAATACAATCCTACTGATGAGGAAACAAAACGAACAAATTTACAGTTCGTTGTTGCTTCAAAGGAGAAATTTTTACACTGGTAAGGCAACTGCTGCTGTATATGAAGCAGAACCATTCCCTTACAAGGTCAGAGATAAGGATGACCTCAAGTTATATCTTGAGTCTGACGAGAAGTTATCCAAAACGAGACTAAAAATTGAATACTTCGATTCAATGCTGAAATACTTGGAAGAAATTCTAAGGCAAGTAACGAATCGCACGTATCAAATCAAAAATGCCATCGAATGGCGGCGGTTCTCTTCTGGTTATGGCTGATCTTATCATAAAAAAGAAGAATGAAGTATATCTCATTATAGAATGTGACCCACATATACAGCATGAACTTCAAGACCAGTTTACTTTCGAGGTTCCTGGTGCAAAATTCATGCCTCAATACAGAAGTAAGTATTGGGACGGTAAAATTAGATTATTCAA